TCGGTTGGTACTTCAAATTGTGATTTGGTGATTGCTACACCATTGTTGAAGTAATTGAATGTTGTTGTCATTTTGTTGTTATTAAGTAGTGCAAATATACACCGATATTTGACAATTTAAAACTATAAACTAATTATTTTTAGTAGTTTTGTCTAAGTGTTTGAAAATTAGCTGATTATTTTTTAAAGTGAATCATCTTGGCCTACAAAACCCACGCACAAAACCGCCCCGATAAGGTAAAATAATAAGTAAATCATAGGTAATCAGGGTTTCTTTCGCAAAGTATTTTGCAGTTGCATTTAAATTCAGTAGACTCAAAGCAGGTATGTTTCTCATTTTGGGTGTGTAGGCCTTCGTTTACTATCATGTGAAGCAAAATAGAATAGTTTGCGAGATCCAAAATAGAATCCGATATACTTTCGTTATTTACTTTCTCAGAATGGAATAAGTTGCCCAACCTGGAAACTTTAACTGCTATTAAATCTAAAGCGATTTGTTTTGCATCCGTTCCCGATATTGCACCGCTTAGTTTAAAGTTGCTTAAACGGTCTGCATTAGCGTAGTCATCGCCCTTTTTAAAAAGAGTATGCTCCATTAGTTTGACTAACTCTTTAAAGTGTTGTTGTTGTTCTTGTATATTCATTGTTTTTCTTGTTTAACCAAAGCTTTTAAAATCCATAATAACACAAGGAATAAAATAACCAATAAAACAAAACTAAATTTATCCCAAATTTTTGATGGTTTAGTAATTACTTTGGTTGTGTATTTATGTTTGAAAATTGTATCATTCTGAGTTACGATTTGTTTCACCTGGCGTTCTTTCCAACGAATAACAGTTACCACCTTAATCCCGTTTTTAACCGTGTTAATTGTGTCCACTAAGGTAGTTGTATCAAAAAAGTATATACTATCGTGTGTGAAGCCTCGTATTGTATCGTACTTGGTTATTGTGGAGTCTTTAAGATATCCCCAAGACTTAAGCTTGTTTATTTTTCTTTCTGCCCTATAACTTTGGCAACTTGCCAGTAAGCAGATTAGTGCTAAGATTAATTTATTTTTCATATGTATTTTCTTTGAAAGTTTCTTGAAGTTCTAATTAGTGCGAATCTATTTTGTTTTGTTAACCATTCTTGAATTTTATTGCTCATATGTTTCTTTGTAGTATTGTTCTCCATCAAAATCGATGTTTGTCATTTGCCCTTTAGATAAAGCATCCATTATTTGCTCTTTCTCCATTTCTTTAGCTTGGTCAAAGACTTTCTCTTTCCACTCATAACCCATATTTAGTCTAATCCACAATTCAGACATCAACCATTCGACTGCAGTTTGTTTTTTATTGCTCATAAGTTTTTTTAAATGTTGGGTTGTAGTTTTCAATTCCTTTTAAGTACATTTCTTTCATTTGCTCTTTCTCCATTGCTTTGGCTTGTTCAATGTATTCATTTTGTTTAAAAGTAAACCATTCTTGTTTGTTTAAATGCGATACCAACCATTCTACTGCGGTTTGTTTATTTGGATAAACATAACATTGCTCATCAGGTTGACTTGTCTCTGCTTTGCAGTATTGACAAATATGTGTTTCGTTGCTCATTTTAATATGTTTTTAATTGTTAAAGGTAATAAACCCTCAGAGATTAAAGGTTTGATTGTTGACTTTTGCAAGTTCGCAAAGGATACAAATTCAGTTTGCCCGAAGTGTACGGTATATCTCCATTGATACTCGACTATTTTAACCATTGCGTATTTCTTTTTAAGTTCAATTTCTAAAAAGTAAATATATTCTTGTTCGTTCATATCATTTCTATGTGTTGTTTTACTTCTTGCCAATATACTCTTTCCGTATATTCAACTATTGTACTATCTGCAAAATTACTGTAAGCTATTGTACCGAAGTGTGCAATATCTATTATCTCATCTACACAAATTAATGCTTGTTTTTTCGCAGAAAGTAAAGAAATATTAAAGCTTATTCCATATTCAATAAATTCTTTTTTAAACTCTTCTACTAATTGTTCTGCTTTTTGTTTTGGGGTTTGTTCGTATGTCATAATTTTATTTTACTATAAATTTTACTCCGTCTATCTCCACCGATTTGACCGTTTTTTTCTTTACTTGGTCATATGCCCATTGTGTAGTCTTGCCGTTTAATAGGGCAAAGTTTCTCACTGTTATTAAGTTCTTAATCATGTTATTTTATTTGTTTTCAGGGTAAGCATAGTTACTGCTAATTGCATATTCAGAAATCCTTTCCCAATATTCATCCCCTTCATGTGTTTCCGCCCATTTAAAACTATGTCCGATTGCAAAATGAACTGAACCATCGTCATCATAAACTTCTCCAACATCTAATATATCTTCTTCTCTTTTTGCCCAATAGCTTTTATCAAAGTTTTTAATTAATTGGCTTCTTACAAATTCATCTTTAACAAGTCTGAATCTTTCAATAGGGTGTTTAAAATTATTTTCCATGTTGCAATATTACAAGTTTAAACTCACAATACAAAATTTATTTTTCTATCGGATATTGGGACAAACAAAAAAGCCTCCCTTTCGAGAAGCTTCTTTGAACTTATGAAAAACAACAACTATTATTCGGATTCAAATGTACTATATTTTAGGATAGTTTCCTATTTTTTCTTTATTATTTAATTGTTTAGTTGTCAACCCAAATGTTTTCTCAAAATGCGGATAATCTTTGAATGTTCGGAAATCACCGCCCCAAAACCATCCGTACTTTTTAAATATCTTTACAACCTCCATAAAATCGGATTGTCCGTCCCTATCAAAGTCAGTGCCTCTATCCCAAGTTGCCTTGCCGTCTATAATCAAAACTATATCGATTGCTAATCCGTAGTTATGAAATGATTGACCGCCTTTTGCGTTGGTTACAACTTGCCCTTTAATTGAGCGGCCTTTAGAATACAAAGCGTTTTGCTCTTCAATAGTTCTTAATGTGTGCGAGAAACGGCACATAACCCCATTAGAGAGCGTTTCGCATATCTCAGAGTATATTTGTATAGCTTCATCTTTTATCTTCGGGTGTAGGAGTTCTATTCGGTTTAGTGTTATTTGGTCGGTCATACTGTTTCTTTTTCTTTACGGTAAAATGTATCTATGAAAATTTGCAAAACTGCTATCCCTGAGAGCCAACATTGAAGAGCAAACTCCACGTCATGGATTCCTGCCTTAGTAAAGAACATAGGCAAAAAGGTTGCGCCTCCTAAATAAATCATAGCCTTTCTAATTAAAGATAGGTATCGTGGTGTATTAGTTTTTCTTGTCATGTTTCTTTTTAAATAATTGTACTATCAAATGTCCTATATTTATTTCCTTTAAAATGTGCACGAATAAACCTGCACCAACCGAAAACAAAAACGTGATTAGTTTATCGGTTATGTCGATGTTATGGCCTAAGAATAGAAATAAAATTGTACCACAAATTTCTCCGATGTGGTTCTTGATGTTGTGTGCCATAAATATTGCTTGATAAATCATATCATTGAAAGTCCTATTGATACACCGACTGCGATAAATTCTTCATATCGTTGCTTCCAAATTTTAGCACACCAAAAAAATATAAATTGTAACTTCATAATTCTATTGCTTTGATTGAGTGGTCTTTTTCAAATAAGTTTAATATCCAGTTTAAACATTTCCCGATTAAGGAAAGTTTGTTTTTAAGTTGATTCTTGCCTAAAACACTTGAGATTGTTTCGTCGGGATTGCCGAACTTATGACCGCCTTTTTTAATTAAAATATCGTTAAACAATTTAGCAAGATAGGTGTTCGCTTGTTGGTCATCCGCAATCGCACATTTAAAAAGGTATCCGTCTAATTCTTTGTATCCGTTTTTAAACAAGGTCAATAAGCACGAATAAGTAAACCCAATAGGGTAGAATATACTTTTTAAAATTAAAGCCGTTAGATACAAGATTAAACCCCTCATAAGACAATTATATTATTGTTTGATACTTGTTCTGCTACATAGTCCCATAGAGGCATTAAAGAGCGTTTTAAAGCCTCGTAATTGCCACTATCTAATTCAGCCCTAAATTCCAACCATTGAAAGTAAGCTAAGTTTACAACCTTTATACTTTGGTAAGCATCCAAAGGAATTATAAAACCGCTCAAAACGAACTTATCTTCAGGGAACGCCCATTGATATATCTCAGGGATTTCTACTGCATAAGGCAATAATATCGGTGGTGTAAAATCTTTAGGGGGGAATGGGTCAAATTCATCTGCCTCAGTATATTTTCTTGTTATTTCATCTGCTATTACATAGAATGTTCCGAAGATATCTTCAGGTTGAGTATATTTAGTTGTGACATTTTCTTCTGATATAGTTATCCCCTCTCCCTCGTTTACTATTTTACAAAAGTCAAATGCTCCCTTTTTATTTATAAATTTAAAATACATTGTAATATGTGTTAATGTTACTTTCTATTGTTGTTTTTGAACTTCCTTTATCGGCATCCCATACAATTAATTCTTGAAAATTACCATTTGCATTAAATCCACCACCTGAGTATTTACCAATAGTTAAATTACTCGCACCTGCGTTTGTGACCCTTGTTGGTGCAAATGCTAAAGTCCCATTCCTATAAAACCCGCCACCACTTGCCCCCATATAAAATGAAGAAATTAATTGATTAGTATTCGCAGTTGTAATATTGAATTGATTTGCATAATAGTTGTTGAAACTTGTAGGTCCAGAAATATAATTCATATATAACTGTTTATTAGCCGCCTCACTGACAGTAACTGAAACGGAAGCCGCAGTTATATTATTCAATTTTTCAACTAATTGAACACTTAAATCCCCAACATTTGTAACCGTATAAGAAGTAACTAAAGCATCGTCAGAACCATCGAATAAAATACTTGGTTTAGAATTAATATTAATTAATGCCCCTGAACTAACTATCTTTGGTTGTTGTGAACTTGAAGCATTTACCGAATTACGAGCATTTGTGCTTTGGTCATACCAAGTAGTTACAAAACCATCATTAGACCCTACAAAAGAAAGTAAAGCACTCGTATCTATTAAAGCATCCGCAGTATTAGAAACAAATCCTATATTCAATTCTGCATTATCGCTTGACCTACGAACTCTTATACAATTAGTTGATAATGGGCTTAATTTGCGAATAGAATAAGCCACACTTGGCATCCCAAATATGTCAGTAAAATAAGTTATAGGAGAATAACTCCCAAATAAAAATACTTTTTTAGGCATAAGTTCCGTTTATTTTTACCCATCCTAAAGCCGTTGAAGTTGTTCTTTTAACTGCGAGTGTATCGGTAGCGACTAAAGTCAAAGGACTTGAGAACGCCACAAATGAGCCTCCGTTTTTGCTAAAGGTTATTGTTCCACTTGCACCGTCGTTTGTAGTTGCAGTGAACACTCCTGCCATGTCAGCCGTAACCGTTGCAATTATATCCGTTGTAGATATTTGAAAGTTAAACTCAAATATTAAAGTCTTATCGTTTGTCGGAACAATCCACTCACTCCCTACCTTGCTACCTACTTGCGTTCCCGTTCCGTCCTTAACTAATACATTAGAAGTTGCCCCACTTGGATAAGGTGAGAAACTTGCTGAGTTAATTGTTATTGTGGAATCAGGTGCAGTAATATTTGAAGACCCATTACTTAAAATACTTGTAGTCGATAAAGTTGTATTTAAAGTGTTTTTAAGGACTGCTGAACCATCGGGAGCGGTTATATTACTACTTGCCCCACTTGCTATTGAAGTAGTTGAAATTGTTGTTCCTGCACTGTCTTTTAAAACTGCCGTTGCATTTGGACATGAAGCCGTCACAACCCAATTACCACTAACTAAAGAGCCTACGGGCGTTCCAAACCCATCCACTACCGCAATGTCCTCAGTACCTCCACTCGCCACACTTCCGTAACTTACTCCGTTTATAGTTATAATCGCAACAGGACAAGAACTTGCAGGAGGTTGAGGCGTTCCCGTTGTGGGAACTGCACACTCGTTGTAGTCAAAATCAGCCGTTACACTAACTGTTATTAAATGCCCTGCAATCCTATCTTTAAAATCATGAATAAAAGGAGTTAAAGTATTACTCTTGTCAAGGTCAACATCACGATTAAGATTAAGAGTTGCTAAAAGGTCTAATCCTATTTGAAAAGTATCACTCTCAACTTCGACTTTATTTGCATCGCCATCCTCTAATCTATCCCCGATTAAAATATTAAAGTTGTAAGTTATCTCATTACCGCTTATGTTAGACGGTTGCGGACTTACCCAAAATAAAGGATAAGTCGTAGCCGTAGACGAACTAATCTCCCATAGGTCACCATAACCATAGTCTTTAATTTGCAAATGATTGTCTGCAAAATCCTTGAAATATTTGTAAAGAATGTTTTTAGTAATCATTTCTTTTTCTCTATGTAAACCATCAATTTCTGAAGATTCTTTTTAGTGATTTTTTTATTAGCAATCTTTACAGTATGGATAATATTTTCTTTCATTGTTTTTTCTTCTTGAGCGTCCTAAATAAATTCCAGTATTATATCCTAATTCTCTTGATTGAATGTCTTGAGCGTTATTATTGCCACTCATCCACAAAGGATAAGAGGTGTTATATTCGCTTAGATAACCGCTTAACCTCTTGCCGTAAAACTCAGCCATGCGCCCCCATTTTTGCTCAATCAATTCCAATTCTCTTTGGCTTACGGGTTGTTGGTTGTCGCTATTTTGGGTTACGACTCCCTTATTACTAAATCGGTAGTTAAATATGATTGCACCGTCTGCGATTGTAGCATTGATAATAAAATCCCGAATATAATCATCTAACAAAGTTTGATTTAAAGCCGTTAGAGTTGATGCGTTGATTTGATCGGCTATCTCATTATAAAGGTCACTGCCTAAGATTTGCTGAAGTTGTAAATCTTGAACCATTATAACAGTTTGTGCAATTAACTTGTCATCTACGTTGTTCTCTATTACACCATATTTTTTTATGGTGGCGGTGCTTACGAAAAGTGGTTTTAAACTCATGATTATTTTTTCTTTCTAACTAAAACTGATTCAAAGAAATGGCGACAACTTGGTATATGAGTAACAGTACCTTTGATAGTTTGCCATCCACCCTTATATTTGAACACGTCCTCATTATATCCGTTAGTGTGTGCATCGTTTTGTAAATTATCTATTTCTGCTCTTGTATAAAGTTTATTTGCACCTATCATTTTTCTGCAAAACTCTCTTGAGGTATCTAAAAGCTTAGGCTCTAAATTTGTTGTATAACGCCATTTAGTTTCCAATCCTACTTCTTGAGCCTTTGGTTCTTGTATTTCTTTTGGAGTGATGCTTACCTCTCCGTTAGATTCTGAATAGTCAACAAATAAAGTATTTGACTTATTTAATCTTTCCAAAGATTTGTAAACTTCACTCTCCCCAATCTTTAATTTTTTAGCCAAGTCTGAAATCTTGTAAGCCTTGCCTTTTTTAATCTCATCCAATAAGCGTTGGTCATCTTCAAAATCTGCGAACTTATCAGCATCCGAATAGACAAAACAAGATTTCACTATCTCGTAATTGTCAGCACTCTCGCCAATTTTTAAAAACTCATTAAGGATAAAATCCTCTTCTTGACTGAATGCAGACGGTGTACTTGCTCTTGTTGTATCGCCACCTACTAATGCAGGAAGATTAATAATACTTCTTATCTCGTTAGTTGTTAAACTATCAAGTATCTTATTTGCAACCAAAGGACTTGCACTATTAATTGTAGTTAAAATGTCATCCTTTTTAACAAGGTTTGGTTTTTCAATTCCTAATCTTTCATATACCATGTCAGCAAATGAATCTGCATCTATTGTTCTACTGATTACTTCACTTGTCAATTCTATACCGATAGGGTCTAAGGTTGTTAATTCAACGGGATTACCGATAAATCCATACAAAGAAAGAATATAGTTCATGTCCTCCTCTTCTTCTTGTTGTTTTGGCTTTACATAGGTATTACTAAAGTGTTCCCAACTTAAATCAAACTCAGACCGTCCCCCACCCAATTCGCCAGGTGTTTTAATCCCGAAAAGCAAACCGTTACTTACTCGGTGAGAATAAAGAATCTTATTAATTGTATCCTTGCTTAGTTGTTCGTATTGTTTATCTAAATCATTACTTCTTAAAGGACTAATTTCGGGAGGTGTTGTGTTTGGATTCTGAAAGTTTAATAAAATCTCACCTGCGTTATCCGTTCCACTCGCCTTAGATTTAAAAGCGTGTTCTATCTCTACTTGTTCTTCGTCATTAATAGCCGTTCCATTAAAAAACGTAACCATCGTCCCTGCCGAGAATCCCGTTTTAACATTGTTAAGTTGGAAAAAGTTGCACTCAATATCCGTTTCAATCGGTGTAGCACCACTATTGTATTCAGGCAAAGGGTATATATCACTTGCAGGGTTATCGTCGATTAAATAAAGGATTTGTTTGCCTTGTCTTTTCAAGGGATCAAATGCAGGAAGTGTAACCGTATCTTCTGGTAGTTTACCGTTTGACCTTTTCCATTTAGCGTTTGTCGATTGTTCTCTTGTCCATTCTTTAGAGATATAAAACTCAGACTTGTCGACGTTTGTTCTTATCGTATTAAACGGTTGTAGCTTTACTGATTTCATTGCCCCGAAAACGTCCCACTCAATTAAGTAAGCACACCCCCCGTATAAAGTTCTTTCAAAGATTTTCTTTCTTGCTAACTCATCCGCAGTTTGAGAATTGTTAATAGAGTTTAAAGTCTTTTCTAAAGCCACCTTATCACCGTTCCAATCGGCTCTAATTTTAAAACCTTTCCCATAAATATAAGTTGCCTTACCTTTTATGATTGCACCATGTATTCCAGAATTGTTATAAAGATAACTTAGGTAATCTGAGTAATCGTTATTTTTACCATAAGGCACATACAACATATTAGGTTGTTTCCTAAATATTGGCGTTTCATTTGCGTATAAAGGGAACTTGCTAAATGAGTAGTTCTTTTTTATTTCTTCAATTTGGCTCATAGGCTTTGCGTGTTAAGGTAGATTCTTGCTCTACTCTTGAGGTTATTACTTTATCGTATGTCATTAGTCCAATTTCAACCACTGTCAAACCACTTGGATTCAAATTAGTTGAACTTACTTGCTCGTAAACATTGTAGGTGTATTCATCCCCTAAAGGTATGTTAATTTCGCCTACTAACGGGTCGGGTGTTGTAGTCTTTACAACTATTGTAAATTTATTATATCTCTCGGGATACAAGCTTAAATCGGCTGAGATACAATAGTACTTTATTTGTGTTTGATTATTAATAAATTCAAACAAGAAGTTAGGCGAGGATATAGTTATCTTTTCAGACAAAGTCAATACCACTACATTACTCCCTAAATTTAGTCTTATCATTACTTATATTATATTAAAAAGTAAGTTAAGTACAAAAAAAAAGGGAAGCCGTTAAGCCTCCCTTTAATTAATTATATTTGTTTAGATTAATGTTGTAACAATAGCTTGAGAGATTCCATAAGGATAAGTCTTCTCTTCGCCAGTGAATGTTAAAACAAAACCGTTTAAGTCAGATGCACCTTTGCCCGTTCCTGCCGTTCCCGTTGATAGGTCTAAACCATTCTCAGAACCGAACAAGGAGAACAACCCGTTTTTATCTTTAACGATAAACATCAAAGGCTTTTGAGCAAGTACTCTTATCTCGTTTCTCTTAGCAACATCAAAACGATCAAGTTGAAACTCAACTGACTGCATGATATAACCGCTTCCACTTGTAACCTCACCTGCGTTGTCTGCTTTAGCCTCTGCGGTGTTTCTTCTAAGTTCGTATTTATAGAACTTTTTTCCACCCGTCATCGCCATTGCAGAAACTAAACCTGCTGAAGTTGTGAAAGTAGTAGTATTTAAATACTCTAATTCGCCAATGTATACCTCATCTACGCCTCCGATACTATCTCGGCAATCTAAGGTGAATCCTGTTGATAGTAAGCACGCCATGATTAAGCTAATTTAAAGGTTACGATTTCATTCGGGAATTTCACTTGAGTTCCAACTTTAAAGTGGATATCAAGCATCATAGTCAAACTGATTGGGTTCTCTCTGATGTTGAACATGTCCTCATCGCTTTCCAAGTCAGTACCGATAATGAAGTTTGAAGTACGTCCCAAGTGGATTCTGTTTGTAGAATCTAATCCGAAGTAAGCAACAACTTTGATTCCAGTTCCTGGCAAGATTAACTCTTGAGATTGATAAGCAGAACCATTCACACCGTCATAGTAGAACAAGTTAGCAGCTTTCAAAGCAAGGATTAACTTGTCGAAAGTGTCACCACCACACATGAACTGTAAATCTGATTTACCTTTCAATTTTGCAGGAAGTAACGCCCACATACCATCAAAGATAGAAACAACATTCGCAGATGTAATGCTTGTTGCAACTGATATAGATGTAGGGTTTCCGTTGATAGTAGTAGCTGAAGCGTCTAAAATGATTTTGTTGAAACCATCAAATTGAGTTAAGTTAGCACCACCCGAACCACCAATAGCAGACTGCCACAATGCAGTTTCTTTTGCCTCAGTCAACAAACCAACTAAGTAGTTGGTGAAGTCAGCTTCAAATGCAATGTAGTCATAAGAAGTGCCTGGTCTTAAGGCTCTCTCAGTCCAAAAACCCTCAAGTTCTTTTGCGCAAAACTCTTGTTGTACTTTTACTTTTCCAACTGTGATGGTTCTTTTTGAGAAACCCGTTTTACCCGAAGCATTGAACGCACAAGCAGTGTCAGCTTGGTAGAATAATTCAGTGGTGATGTAATGCAAATCTTCAGTAGATTTGATGCCCGTTTGTTTTGCAAAAGTAGCACCCGTTTTGCCTTCGTAAAAAGAACGAACTAATAGTTCAAGTGATTGGTCATTAACGACAGCAGGCAAGCCAGTGGTGTCGTATGCGAATTTTTTAAGTTTCATTTTATTTATTTATTTTTGTTTAATATTTGAGTTAATCTTGAGAAGTTAGAAGCACCTACGCTTACACTTTTTCTCTTTGCATCTTTGCTTACTTCTTCAGCTTCTTCGGTCTTAGCTAAGATTCCAACTGCACTAAATAATGCGGTTGTCTTTGCGTTTAATGCTTCAATTTCTTTAGCGTACTTAGAATGGATTTCAGCAATCTGAGTGTTGAAGTCATTTGCTTGAGCCTCTAATGCTTCGGTAACCTTAGACATCATTGCTTCGTCGTTCAAAGGACTTTCTTCTTCAGGTGTTGAAACCTCTTCGATAACTCCACCCGTTACAGTGATAACAATGTCACCTTCTAAAGTGTGTTCACCGTCAGGCACTTCAACTTCGCTACCGTCAGCCATTACCAAAGTAACCGCTTCGCCAACTGCGATAGTTCCTTTAACACTTGCGCTGCCGTCTAACAATTTAGTTTCTGCCAATTCGATTGCAGGTTCTACAACGGGCGAAGACC